ATTGCACCACTCAACTGATACACTTCATTACCAGTTACGATAATCGAAACTTGCTGGTTAGATAATGTGTAAGTGGCACGAATTGGTCCTGCACCTATTTCTTGTAAGAACTTCAATCCTGGTGTTCCAATAAGCACTGCTGGTTCTTGACCTTTACCGCCACCTGTTTCATCAATCTCAATGTAGTAGTTTACAAGTCGTTGAGTGTCGAAACGCTTTACACGCGATTGGTAAGATGGGCCAACGAATCCTGGTAATCTTTGCTTACGTTCAGACATCTTGTTTCTCCAGGGTATCAGTTGCATTATTTAGCACATATCCAGCATCGTAAATCATCCGCGCTGATAGGTTTTCTTCCCGAATCTGTCTCCCAGATATTTTTGTCTGCTTGGCAATTACAGCCGCAGTTCTTTGTCTACGGTCTGCAACCCATTCAGCGTAGTTTTCTGGTGTTGGTGCTGCGATCATGTTAGTTAGGTATCGTTGTGTTTAGGTTGTAATTGTAAATGCCTGGTCCAGGTGCTCCAATAGCAACATCTCCACGCATGATTTGGTTTCTGCTGTTGAGTCTCTTGAGTGCTGCCTTGCTGGTAACCATTGTTGTCACTACTTCTTGAGGAACCTCTTTACCAAACTCAGGTGCTAGTTCAACTGCAAGTGCAAACCTGAGTGCTCTTTCATATCCCTTTGGAAAGTTTACCTCATCATCTAATGTAGCGAGTGTAGCCAGTGGTTGCCATAGCCATAATGTCGCTGCTGGTGCTGTGGTTGGAACGGGCCAGACGCTTACAGTACGCAGTGGATAGTTTCCATTATCATAGAACTTTAGTGGATATGGTGCTGTTTGATTTTTGACTGGTATCGCAGCATACTGGGCGTCTGTTAGGCTTTCTGTTGGTAAGTCAAATGAAGTTGGACTGTTCACCATCTCCCAATGATCAATATTGAATACTAGAGTTGCATACAGACCTATGGACATTTTCTCAATAGCCATTGGTCTTTCAATATCCCAGTTTCCACCTGGACCAAGTGTGTAATCTTTCTGATTTGCTACGAATGGAAAGTAGTATTGCTTAAGCACAAACATAGCAAGTTTTTCTGTGCTCCAACTATCCATCAGACCTTGAAGTGCTTGCAAACTGATATCCATGTCATCTGCAGTCGGATTCTCATTAGCCTGAACTACATTTATCAGTCTCAATGCCCCTGTTATTAGTTGTCTTGTGGTTGCCATAATTTACCTTAGTTAGGAATTGTGTCACCTAGTATGTAATTGAATAGTTTTCTTCCGTTGCTTGCGATTGCTATGTCACCTACCATAACTTGTGGCACACTGTTTAGTCGTTTCACAACTGCCTTACTCATCTTGGCAATGCGTGCTACATTATCAGGAACTGTCTTACCAAATTCTGCTGCTAGTTCTACTGCTAAAGCGAAACGCAATGCTCGTTCATATCCTTTTGGGAATACAATGTCTGTGTCTAAGTCAGCAGCATTAATAAGTGGTTGCCATAACCATAATCTAACTTTATGACATCTATCTGGAATAGGCCATACACTAATAGTTCTGGTTGGATAATCTCCATTGTCATAAAACTTGTATGGAAACTGACTTACGATATTCTTGAGTGCTATTGCTGAATATTGATCTTCTGTTAGTTTCTCTACTGGTATTTCAACTATGTTATCCATTACCTTGTTCCTACGTTTGCGTTACGTGTTATTATTATTTCATCTGGCGTGTATGGATCAGCAATTCCTTCCACTATGTAAGATTCCCCATTACTTGGGTCAGGACCAACAACTACTTCGATGGTAAATGATTGCGCATATCCATCGAAGATCGTTCCTGTAACCCAAATCTGATCACCAATTAACATTGGGAAATAAAATGTCCATTCCCAAAATTGGTTTGAATTGTCGTATTCGTATCCATGTCTTATCGCTCCTATGTTCATAGGACTCACATTACCCTCGGTATTCGCTAAATTACCGGCACCCGCAAACGGGTTGTCGTAAAATCCATCCCAATCTGGTGCGGTAGTTAGTTTAGCGAAGGTGAACACTGTGCTCGGATTTGTTTGGGCTATTGGAGTAGCGACACTGAATGGGCTGTAAAACGGATTGCTCTCAGATACATGACCAACAATACCAACATCCCCGTCAAATCCATTTCGAACAATGAAACTACCATAGTATTGATAATCAAGTTGTAATGGTTCAGTTGCACAACTGTTTACATGGAAATTATGAATCTTTGTATCGAAACAATCACTGAGATACATGAATGTTACACCGGTGGTAATTCGTGAATCAATGAATTCTGTTTGATAAATGTCATCTAGATAAATTTTCTTAACAGTTGGTGTACTCACTACTGTCACTTTGTGCTTACCTGTATTATTAATGCTAGGTACGTCAAACCAAGTAAGTGTTTCAGTGGTGCCTGTCGGTGACAGATACAACACATCAATTTCGAAATATGATCCTGAAGCAAACCAATTCATAACATATGCTTCACCAGTATCAAGATTACCAAGGAATCCTGTGTATGGACCTGCTCCATAGGTTCCGACTTCAAATTCTATGTCAAAAGTAAATGTATCATTGAGACTGACAGAACCACTCGGATACACCATTGGTTGCCTGAAAGTATCTGGTGTCAATGTGCCGTCGCCATTTAAAAGAATATTGCTAATTGAATGTCCACCATCAATAAACCATCCATCCCCTAATGCATTGCTCGGTGTCCAACTTGCTCCAATTTCTCCTACATGAGTTGAAAGATTCCCTGTTCCGGTAAATGTGTCAAGAACCAAATCCATACAGGCAGGAGGTGTGGGACCAGAACATTCACCACCACCATCCAAATACATCACATACATCATTAGTAGTTCCATTGGACGGGTGATTTCCCAATCGCCGCCTGGCCCAAGTGTGTATTCCTTCTGATTTGCTGCTAACTGAAACTCATACGGGTTCATACTGAAGATGGATAACTTTTCGTTACTCCAACTATCCAGCATAGCATTCAATGCCTCAAAGCTGATATCCATGTCATCAGCGGTTGGGTTTTCGTTAGCCTGCACTACGTTGATTAGACGTAGTGCACCTGTGATGAGTTCTCTTGGTGTTGTCATTACACTACGGCCACACCTGTGGTTACATCAATCCAAGATGTTCCATTGTGGAAACATAATGAGCCAGTAACTGCTGCCCCAGTTGCGTCTGAAACATAAATTGCGGCTCCGGCCGTACCAGTTGGTAATGATGCTAATACAAATGAAGGGAACACAGTTACGGAATTTAGTAGGATATTTCCGCCAGTAGCGTTGAACTCAATATTTCCATCACCAGTGCTGGTTGTGATATTACCCTTTGCAGCAGTAATAGACATGTGGGTTGTACCAGTCGGTGCTGCTGGTCCTGGTGACACATCAATAGTGACTGTGCCAGCATCTGCACCACTATTATTACCTGTAATGGATAGAACACCAAATTGGTCCTTACCCATGAATGTAGCATTAGCACCTTGGAATTCAGTGCCACCTGACAACATCAAATCGGCTGTGGTCAACACTGGAACTAGTGGATTTGTTCTATCGTAACCGGCTAATTGCAATCCATTATTCTGTAGGTTGGCAACTTGATATGTTCCGGTTTGTTCCCACAATGTTAGTTGGCCATTACCTGCTGTGGCCGCTCCATCACCATCACCTGCATACAATGCCCACGCTGCTGTTCCTGCTGTGGTAAATCCTTCGATCATGCCGCCGGCAACACCTGAATACATTGGATCCCATGGTGTGGTGGCGTTTATTGCGACTGCAACTGTGCCACCAGTCTTGTTGTAAAGTTTGATTGAACCACCATTGGTATCAGGATCACCTGAATCACCGGCAATGATGTCTACACAAGTGCTTCCATCTGTGTTACTTGTGGTTAGCGACTCTGAATTATTGGTCCAAGCATTTCTCCATTCACCGCCACTGTAGAAATAGAGTTTGTTGTTTGTGGTATCAACAGTGATTGGTGTTTTGCCAGTCATTGCACCACTTCCACCGACAGGAGCATTTGGGACGCCTGTCGGTGTTCCTGCCATGCTGTTTAGATACAGGAAGCGATCTGTTGCCGTTGTGGCCAAGCCAGCATTGCCGCCGACTGCTACGTTACCGCTAACATCGAAAGTAAGTCCAATCAATCCTGCCGAACCAGATTGAATTGTTAGCGGCAATGCAGTTCCAGTGCCTCTTCGGCCGGCAGCTATTTGAATACTTGTGTTTGTTGCATACAATAAACCGGTCGCACTATTTGTAGAGTCTGACCTATTTTCTACATAGATACCAGCGGTGGTTGAAGTGCCATTTGGGATAACACCGAAATTCGTATTACCGTTACTTGTGCTTGTTTGGACTAGAGTTCTGTTTGGTGCAGTAGCATTGCTCATATCACCAGTGATTCTACGACCAGTTCCAGTGAATGTTAGGTTACCTGCGATTGTTGTATCACCAACCACACCACCTGCGAATACTTCACCGCCATTGATGGTGACATCCCCAACCAACGCTACCCCTGTTGTACCACCATCAATAGTGACACCCTCACCTGCTACGATTGTTCCGAATTGGCCACCGTCCAACACCGCTGGGTTGTTCGATAGCATTATGTTTGGGCTTGTTGCCATATTATCTCC